CTCGTCAACCGCGCTAAAATGACTACAGCCACTACTGGCACAGGAGACATTACTCTTGGGTCAGCGGTTGACGGTTATCAGTCTTTCTCTGCTGCTGGTGTAGCGGATGGTAATACTGTCCGTTATGTGATTGAAGATGGCAGTAATTGGGAGATCGGCACTGGCGTTTATACTGCCAGCGGGACAACGCTGACGCGGACTGTCCTTGAAAGTTCTAACGCAGACGCGGCTGTTTCCCTTAGTGGCACTGCTCAGGTGTTCATTGGTGCTGCTGCTGAGGACTTACCTGCTGTCACTAAAGGCACACTCACCAAAACCTTTGTCTCAGGCGAAACTTCTACCATTGCTTTGTCTCAGGCTATTTCCGCTGGCGTTCCTGTTGTATCAGTAACCAAGGAAGTGCCTCAGATTGGTATCACAAGTAATACTTGGGACGTGGCGACTGACGGCGCGAACTACGAACGCCACGACACTGCTGCGGCCACTACGCTGACGCCTTCTAATGCGACTGGAGACGGCACATTCACACTTGGCACAGGCTCCTTCGCCTCTACAGACGTAGGTAAGACCATCGAAGGTAACGGCGGAGAAGCTATTCTTACGGCGACTGACGGTAGTTACAGCCTTGTGACTGCGTTCAATGATACGAGTGCTATCGCGTCGGGTGACTGGAGTATGTTTGCTAGTACGTTTGATGCGACGAATGGTTTAGAGTTGAGCGGGCTTGACTTAAACACTGCTTCTTACGACTCAGTAAGTTTTAGTGTAAGTAGTCAGGATACTAACCCCAGAGGCATAGCCTTAAATACTGATGGTACTAAGATGTATATGGTTGGGAGTAGTAGCCGCTCAGTCTATCAGTATTCTTTGTCTACAGCCTTTGACTTAAACACTGCTTCTTATGACTCTGTTAGTTTTAGTGTAAGTGGTCAAGATACTATCCCCTACGGCATAGCCTTCAATAGTGATGGCACTAAGATGTATATGGTTGGGATTAGTAGCGACTCAGTCCATCAGTACTCTTTGTCTACAGCCTTTGACTTAAGCACTGCTTCTTACGACTCGGTAAGTTTTAGTGTAAGTGGTCAGGATACTCTCCCCTTGGACATAGCCTTCAATAGTGATGGTACTAAGATGTATATGGTAGGTTCTGGTAACGACTCAGTCTATCAGTATTCTTTGTCTATAGGGTTTGACTTAAGCACTGCTTCTTACGACTCTGTCTCCTTTAGTGTGGGTTCTCAAGATACTATCCCCTTAGGCATAGCCTTCAACAATGATGGCACTAAGATGTATATGGTAGGTACTGGTAACGACTCAGTCTATCAGTATTCTTTGTCTACAGGGTTTGACCTAAGCACTGCTTCTTACGACTCTGTCTCCTTTAGTGTAGCTTCTCAAGATACTATCCCCTACGACATAGCCTTCAATACTGATGGTACTAAGATGTATATGGTTGGGCGTGATACCGACTCAGTCTATCAGTATTCCCTTTCTACAGCCTTTGACCTCACACCTACCCTTTACCTACCAACAGCCCAATACACTCCCGCAGTTACCAACACCAACGGTCAAATCGACAGCACCTACTGGGCCGATATTAACTCCATGACCACAACTCAAATAGCTGGAGATGGTCAGGTCTATTATGCTGTGTCTACGGATGGTCGCACCACTTGGAAAGTCATTGATGATACCAACGGTGAGCGGTCTATCGTCAGGGATAACGCAGGGACTTGGCAATACAACAGCAATGTGACCTACGGCTCTGAGACATGGACCAATGCCACAACCAATGAAGAACTCTATGCTCTTCAGGAAGCACTGAGCGTCACACAGAACCAAATGGACCAAACCCAACTGGAAGCGGTCACAGACGCCAATCACTACACTCTGGGCGATAACCTAGACCTGATGATTGCTCTGTACCTTGGGTCTGCCTCAGAAAGTATCCCATCCTCTGACGGTGTGTCGATCAACTACGATGCTAACGTGAAGAACGAAGGCGCTGTCTTGGGAACTGACTACGACTTTGATTTCCCGGCGACTGACGTGGTGAGGATTACTTCTAATTCAACACAAAACCTGAAAGTGAGGGTCGTATAATGGTCTGGACAGTTCTTTCTGACGACAACCAAGCCCTCTACCACACAGACAAAGAGCCTACGTCTGGTAACTACGTTCATGGTAAGCGCACTGTCGGTATGTTCTGGGACGGCTCTCGTATGGTCTCTACCTTGCCCGGTAACGATACTGCCCGTAAGAAGGTAGCTATACGCAGGGAGCGAGACACTCTTTTGGTTGACAGCGACTGGCGTGTCATCAAGGCCCAAGAGACCGGTACTGCAATGTCCGCTGAGTGGTCCACCTACCGCCAAGCCCTGAGGGACATCACCTCTCACGCCAACTTCCCGTGGCTGGATGACGCAGACTGGCCAGTGAAGCCGGAATAAATAGATGCTTGGCTTTTCACCACTAGCCTCTGTCACACTCGCTGATGATGCCCCGTCCCTAGACGTGTCTGTATCTCTTTTTGGCGTGTCTTCTGTTACGTCTGTTGGCTCGGTTGAGATAAAAGGCAATGCGTCAACTACGTTGACGGGCGTGTCTTCTGTTACGTCTGTTGGTTCGGTTCAGGCCGCTGCCGGTGCGTCAACTACGTTGACGGGCGTGTCTTCTATTACGTCTGTTGGTTCGGTAACAGTAACCGGTGGCGCAAACGTATTTGTCCTTGGGGTTCAGGCTGGCGCGGAAACAAACCGTGTGCTAGTTTGGAGCAAAGAAACTCCAAGTCCGGGAACGGTTTGGAGCAAAGAAACTCCAAGTCCGGGAACGGTTTGGAGCAAAGAAACTCCAAGTCCGGGAACGGTTTGGACTGAAATTGCAGCGTAAGGTGACACATGGCCAGCACATATACAACTAACACTGGCATTGAGCTCATTACAACGGGCGAACAGTCAGGCACGTGGGGCGATACGACAAATGTCAACCTTCAGATCATTGATCGTCTGACAAACGGTGTCGGATCAATCACTTTGTCTGGAACCACGCACACGCTGACAACGAGCGATGGCGTTCTTTCAGAAGGACAGTACGGCGTTTTGGTGTTTGGCGGTAGTCCGACAGGCACTAACACTGTTACTATCAGCCCGAATAATCAGCAGAAAATTTATATCGTAAAAAACAGCTCTGGTCAGAGCGTAACCCTGACACAAGGTTCTGGTGGCGACGTCACGGTAGCAGACGGCGATAAGGCTATTGTTTACGCGGATGGCGGCGGCTCTGGCGCTGCTGTCGTTGATCTTTTGTTTCTTGCATTAGACGCAAACGGCGACTTGGGTCTCGACGCACAGATACAAGCGGCCTCGTATATCGAGACGGTTGCCACGGTCACAGGCACTACGCCTTCTCTTGATCTCAGCACTGCTAATTCGTTTACGATTACGACAAGCGGCAACACCACGTTTACCTTTGACTACAGCAGCATTAATCTGACCACTAACGACAGCTATGGTTTTGTTCTTAGGATTACGGCAGGTGGTGCGCACACTCTAACATGGCCTGCGTCGGTCGAGTGGCCCGGGGGAGTGACGCCTACCTCCCCTGCAAGCGGCAATACAGATGTGTTTGTTTTTTACACTTTGGACGGCGGTACAAACTGGTACGGCTTCCAAGCGGGGGATGCACTGGCATGAGCGGTGTTGCTCGAAAATTGATGGCCGGGACAGTTGAGCGGATTTACTATCCGCTGACCAACACTTCGACGGATCCAACAAACGCCACTTGGCGCGCTGGGGAAGGTGCGCGTGTTGGTTATATTTTTGAGGCTAACGACGGCATTTATACCTTTAAGCCTATAGAAGACATGGACTCCATGTTTGAAGGCGCTACTACGTTTAATGATCCGGATATTGGTCTTTGGGATGTGTCTGATGTAACCACTATGGTGTCTACTTTTAAAGAAGCGTCGTCATTTAATCAAAACCTTGGTTCTTGGGATCTGTCCAGCTGCGTTAATATTGCGGCCATGTTTTTAGGCGCAACTTTGTTTAACAACGGAGGATCACCAGACATAGATAACTGGGATGTGTCTAATGTTAACAACATGAACCAAGTTTTTTCATCTGCATCTTCTTTTAACCAGCCCCTTGGTTCTTGGTCCATTGTTGGTTCTGTTCCCATGCTTGCTATGTTTGCGAACAGTTCATTCAACCAAGACATTAGCGGGTGGAACGTCTCTAGCGTTCCAAGAATGGATAGCATGTTTCAGAGCAGCCCGTTCAATCAAAACATCGGTGCGTGGAACGTCTCTAGCGTTACGACTATGAACTCGATGTTTCAGAACAGCCCGTTCAATCAAAACATCAGCGGGTGGAATGTGTCTAATGTCACAGACATGGGGCGAATGTTTGATAGCAGCCCGTTCAATCAAAACATCGGTGCGTGGAACACGTCTAACGTAACAAACATGGAGCGCATGTTCCGAGATGCCACGGCGTTTAATCAACCAATTGGTTCTTGGGATACTTCTAGCGTTACAAACATGTTTTCCATGTTTCAAAGGGCCACCTCCTTCAACCAAGACATCGGTTCTTGGGATACTTCTAGCGTCACAGACATGACTCAAATGTTTGATGGTTTTGGTGGAAACCACGCATTTAACAATGGGGGCTCCTCAAGCATAGATTCTTGGACTGTGTCTAATGTTACAGATGTGTTTGCTATGTTTAGGGACTGCGATTTTAACCAGCCTATTGGGAGCTGGAACACTTCTAGTATAACAACAATGAGAGACATGTTCCGACGTGCTGCATCGTTCAACCAAGACATTGGTAGCTGGAACACGTCTAACGTAACAACAATGCAACGCATGTTTTATTTCGCTGGTTCATTTAACAACGGTGGTTCTTCGACAATTGGTAGCTGGAACACGTCTAACGTAACAAACATGGGGCAAATGTTCTCAAGCGCCACAGCGTTCAACCAAGACATTAGCGGCTGGGACATGACGAATGTTACGTTTATGAACGCCATGTTCTCAAGCGCCACAGCGTTCAACCAAGACCTTTCTGGTAATGTTACCGGGCTTCTCTCTCAGCCCAGCGGTTTCAGTTTCGGCGCCAACGCCACCTTTGCGGATAACGCCAACGGTCTTAAACCTTTCCTCGCCGATGGCGTAACCCAGATCACCACGTAAGGAGAAAAAAAATGTTTGTCAAACTCACAAACGGCGTTCCGGAAAAATACACAATCGGAAAACTGCGTCGCGATAACCCTCAAACGTCTTTCCCTAAAGACGTGCCCTTGAACACGCTGGCTTCCTATTCGGTGTACCCGCTACACGAAGAGGCCAAGGCCGACTTTGAGCCGCTCACCCATGTGCTTGTTGAGGGGGACATAACCTATGTTGATGACAAGTGGACCAAGCAGTGGCAGGTGGAGCCTCTCCCAGAGGCCAAGGCCGCGTCTAATATTCGAGATCGCCGGAACGCTCTTCTGGCCGAGAGTGACTGGACACAGGTTGCTGATGCACCTGTTGACGCTCTTTTGTGGCAAACCTACAGACAAAAGCTGCGGGATATAACTTCTCATTCGAACTTTCCGTGGCTGACATCCAAAGACTGGCCTGTAGCTCCTCTATAATGTAAACTTTGGCCACTCAACGGGGTTTCAGCATGCCGCTTCAAAAACTTCAGTTTCGACCGGGTATCAACCGAGAGGTCACAAGCTACACAAATGAGGGTGG